CTGGCCCTCGTCATTGTCGTGGTGGCAGCATGGTTCATCCGCTGATCCACGCCTTTTGGGAGCAGTCTGTTATGACTGACCACAAGAAGCAGCAACAGGCCGATATGGATGAAAAGGCGCGGCGCGCCGTTGAGCTGATTCATGCGGGCCTGCCCCGTGAGGATGCGATCAAAGAGGCGGGCCTGTCTCAAACGGCGTTTTATCGAAGAATGCGCCAGTGGGACTTGCTAGAATCGTTGCCTCGCGCTCGCGCCAGGAAAACCGCGCCACCGCAATTCGGCTGGCCGTTGTACGAGGCCAAAGGCTTGCTCTGGCGCGGAGCCACGGAGGAGGACGTGGCGAGGGCGGCGGGCGTGAGTCTCTCGACCTTGCATAAGGGCCTGGATACTAACATGGCCTGGTGCCGCGCCACGGGCCGCTGCCTCTGGTGCGAGATATTGCTCGCCCATGCGGAGACTCACGAGAACGGAATATGTGGCGATTGCACGGAAATGTTGCGGGCTGCTCCCTTGCGTGGACGGCCTGTGCCAAATCTGCTTTTAGAGGAGGTGCACGATGGCTGAGGACATTTTCAACCCGATCACGGCCTATGAGCAGGCGAGAGAGAATCGCCGAGAGATGGCGCAATTGGCTATCCGAGAGCAATTTCGCCACCTCGACCGGTTCCTCGGCGGTTTTTACGAGGTCAATGACGCGGCGCTGGCCTTGCTCATTGGCGAGGTGCGAGTGGCGGCAGAGGTGTTGATTCGAGAATTGGAGGCTTTACGAGATGGCCGTTCATATGAAGACAAGCCATAGCAGCGTGGGAGTCACGTTCCTGTTCGCCCTGGTCGCTTTCTGCTGCGGCCTGGTTCTGCTTGGATCGCTGGCCCAGTACCCACCGCGCACCACCGAAGGGCCGAATGCCCATGCCGTGGAGCGGCACGGAGAGGACGCGGTGCAGGCGTGGGACGTGATCCGCACGAGAGGCGGCGAGGAGCGGCGCTGTCGGCATGAGGACGGCACCGAGTACATCATGCAATATCGCCAAGTGACGCCCAAGACTTACGCCCTGGTTATCAAGACGCTGGACGGGTTCACCAAGACGAGCCTGTTCACTCGCGCCGCCTATGTGCTCAATCGCCCTAATTGCTCCGAACCCAAGCGATTGGAGCCGCAGGCTATCGGCATGTGGGCAGGGCTGACGGCGGGCTTGGAGCAGGTTGTCGCCGAGGCGGAGATGTTCCGAGAATAAAAGGAGAATCATGCGCAAATGAAGACAAGGCGCTAAGACGGCGAGTAAGGTGGGCGATCTCGTGCTCGATCCTTTCGCGGGCGCAGGCACGGTGGGCTTGGTGGCGCTGAAGTTGCAGCGGCGGTTTCTCGGCATCGAGCTCAATCCGGAGTATGTGCAGTTGATTTATCGGCGGCTGGATGGTGTGCAAGAGCTGTTGGGCTAAGGGAGAGGAGGTGATGCCAGAGGCAAATGCAAAGATCGTGAAGCCTAGCTCAGTTAGGTGTGGGCAATGTAGGAGGAAGCGATGAACACCAGGCTGGAAGCATCCATACACGTCATTGAGGCGGAGAGACGGCCCTGCCCCCGATGTGAGGGGCGAGGCTGGGTGGTCGTCAGGCTATGGGAACTGGACGGCAGGGACTATGATGTGAGCCGTGATTGCCGGCAGTGCGGAGGGTCGGGATGGGTTTGGCGCGACGGCACGCCGGCGCCAAGCAATGCCGCCCAGAGGCGTAATGGACCTCCAGGCGGCGCAACATCTACGGCAACCCCATTATAACAGAGGAGAAATCAGGAGGCGAGATGGCAGAGAACAAATTGGCGGTACGGCCCCCCTCGGCGCTGGCCATCCAACCGAGGATGAGCCTTGAGGAGGTCAAAGAGAGAGCACGGATGGTGATCAAGGCGGGCTTGGCGCCTGCCCAATTCACCGACGACGAGAAGGGCATCAGCAGCCTGGCGCTGGTAGCCCTCAAAGGCATGGACGTGGGCATGTCCTTCATGGAGGCGGTGAATAGTTTCTATGTGGTGAACGGGCGTATCGGTGAGATGACCCATCAGCTGGTGCATTGCCTACGCCAGCACGGTCATGACTACATGGTGACCGAGAGCACCGCCGATTCCTGTACCGTGGTGTTCTACCATCGCAACGGGCGCGAGATGCCGCCCTTTACGATGACCTACGACGAGATCCGCGAAGCGGGCTGGGACATGCAAAGAACGGGCCAGAAGCCGCTCTATTCCAAGGCTGCCACGCGCAAGATCATGGTGCGCTATCGCGCCATCTCCAACGGCATCCGCGCCTACTTCCCGGATGTGGTACACGCGGCCCCGCCCAATGTCCAGACACAACTGGAGCATCCCGAATTGGAAGACGACCAGATGGCCGAGGCAACCTCTGGCCCCGAGGCAATGGATGCCACCTATACCACCCTTGAGGACGAGCCGACCCAGCCGCGCACAAAGGCCCAGGCGGTGCATTGGAGCGCTTTCCCGGCTAACCGCGAAGTCTTCAAGGCGAAGACGGTCGCGCTCACGCTTTCTACGCATGACATGCTTACTGCCTTGCGTGAGGCCTGCGGTCTGGACGTGCAAAAGGTCAGCGAATTTCCGGGCACATTGGAGCAGGCGCTCCAGGCATTGGAAGACTATGTGACGCGGCAAGCTGGGTTACCCACCGACAATGACCAACTGTCCGGAGCGTGGTAAGATGATGGCCACAGAGGGACAGCGGAACGAAGAAATCTTGGGCGTCGAACACGCCCAAGCCGCGCGCATCTGGGAATCGCATGGGGAGGCGCTCTCGCGCCTCCCCCATGCACAGGTGCGAGAACAGGTGCAGGAGTGGATGGCGCTGTTGGGAGCCACTCCACGGCAGGCTGACCTCGTGCTGGCCCTGATCGAGGCGCGGTTGCGAGATGACCCGCGCCCTGCTGACACCCCGATCAGACGGGGCCGCGCCAGGCTGTTCAAGACGGCGGAGGAAGTAGATGGCCAGGAGAATGCTTGATACGTCCTTTTGGGACGACCCAGATGTGGCCGCGCTGAGCATCGGGGCAAGGCTGCTGCTGGTCTGCATGATCACCGACACCAGTCTCTCGGATGACTACGGCGTCTTGCCGGCCAGCCCGGCGGTGCTCAAAAAACATGCCTTTGGCTATGATGACATCTCTTTGGACGAGGTATGCTCCTGGCGCGACGAGATTCTGGCCCGCTGCCGCAATGTGTGTCGCTTTGCGCATAACGGGCAGGAATATCTTTGGCTGCGCAATTTCGATCGGTGGCAGCCAATCCGTCACAAGCGCGCCTCGAATCTGCCCAAGCCGCCCAGCGGAGACGACTTGCAAGACGAAACGTCGTGTACGGCTTCCCCTGGGGAAGGCCAAGGGGGAGAAATCAGCCCCATTGACGAGGTTGCCGAGGGGTTGCCGCATGGCGACGGCGGATTTCCGCAAATTGCGGAAATTTGCGGAAAAGTTCCGCAAAGTGACGGCAGATTGCGGAAGTTTGCAGCAAAGTGTCGGCGGATTTCTGCTAGAGGTGAGTTGAGTAGAGGTGAGTTGAGTTGTCGCAGCGGAAATGTGCACGCAGACGTGCACATTTCCGCTGCTCCGGATCCCCCCGCGCGCGAGAAAAACGCCGTCTCACCGGCGCGGGCGGCGGTAGGGCCGCCGCCCCGCGCCTCTCCAGGGCCGGAGTGCGCCTCTGCTCCGGGGCCCCCTGGCCCAGTGCGCTACCGCCATCCCGTTTCCGGTGAGATCATGACTCTGGAGAGCGCCCATGGCGACGGCAACGAACGATAACGGACACCTGCCCTATAGCCTCGAGGCCGAGGCCGCTGTCATCGGCAGCATCCTGATTGATCCCGACGCGATGTTGCTCGCGCGTCAGGCCGGCCTGACGCCACGCGATTTCTACAGCGAGAGCCACAGCATGATCTACCAGGCCGCCTGCGATCTGGCCGCCCGTTTCGAGGTCGTGGATCAGTTGACCATCGCCGAGACGCTCTCCAGGCGCCAGCAGCTCGATCTGATCGGCGGAGAGGCGGCCCTGACTGGGTTCGTGCTCTCCACTCCCACCTCGATTCACGCCGGCTATTACGCCGAGATTGTGCATCGCCTAGCCATCCAGCGCCGGATGATCACCACTGCTGGCCAGATCGCTGTCATGGCCAGTCAACACGACGGACCGATAGATGCGCTCCTGGCCTCGGCCAGCCGCGCCTTTTTCGAGGTGGCCGACGTCACCGAGCCGCAGAGTCATCTCTACGGCTCGGATGACGTCCTGGTGGATTACCTGGCCCACCAGGAGATGCGCCGCGAACAGTTGGCGCAGAATCCGCACATGCTCCTGCGCTGGGGCATCCCCGCGCTTGACCGGCTTACTGGTTCCTTCCCGCAGGGGTATTGCGTGGCGGTGGGTGCCCGCCCAGGTGTGGGCAAGACCATGCTCCTGGAGGGGCTGGCTGAGTACAACGCCGCCCGGGGACACCGTGTCGCTTTTTACCACCTGGAGCTGCCACACCAGATGATGCTGGATCGCCGCATGGCCCGTTACAGCGGCGTGGATCTCGAGTCTCTGAAGCAGGGTTACTGCGGCCCAGAGGTGCACCGCGCCTCGGAATACCTGCGCGCGTGGCAGGAGAACATCGTTTACATCCATTGCCCGGGCTGGAGCGCCGAACGCATCGCCGCCGATATGGCCCGGCTCACCGCCCGCGGCGAATGTGAGCTGGCCATCGTGGACTATCTCCAAAAGCTGGCCATGCCCGATCTCAAGGGGATCAACATGGCTGTCGCGGTCGGTCAGCAGATGGAAACGCTGAAAACCGCAGCCGAACGACTGGGGGTCACTGTGGTAGTGGCCAGCCAGCTAAATCGCTCTGGCACTGCACGTGACGATAAACGTCCCCTGCTCACTGATTTACGCAACTCCGGTGAGATCGAGGAAAAGGCCAACATGGTGCTCTTGCTACATCGCACGCAGCCGCGACGCGATGATGACCACCTACCTACCGAAGAAATGGAAGCCTACGTTGAAAAAAACAACGCGGGCGGCGGCGGCGCGGTGAGATTGCTCCACATCAGGGGCCGGTTCACGATCACTGAGCCGACACAAGACGAGGAGTGGTTCGCATGATGGCTCAGGTGATTTGCGGGAGACAAGACATGAACGAGCAATGGAAGGCTACCGAACGTGCTATTGCACGTAGGCTTGGCGGAAGGCGCTCCTCGCACCGTAATCTCGGCCTCGGCGCACCAGATGTGCTTGCAGGGTCGTGGGCCGTGGAGGTCAAGCATCGTCGAACATTGCCGGCATGGCTACTCGAAGGGATGGCGCAGGCCCAGCGCTATGCTGGTGCGGAGCAACTGGCCCTCTTGGTGCTGCACCAGGCGGGTCAACGTCATGCTCATGACCTGGTGGTGTTGCGACTCGCTGATTTCGAGCATTGGTTCGGAGATATCTCGGAGGGGGAGGAGATAGATGATGCAGGATGATCTTTTCGGTGGTCTCCCTCGCGGCCCAGACTATCCTGAACGCCTGCGCGTCATGTGGCGGGCGTATGGACGGACGCTGGGGCACCAATGCGGCTCGTGCCGTTATTTTCTGCGCTATCGGCGGCAAGGAAAGGTGCGTTGGGCCAAATGTGGCTTGACCGTGAGCACCCAGAGTGTTGCCACGGATTGGAGGGCGCAATGGCCGGCCTGCGGATGTTGGGAGGAAGACGAGTAATGCTTGGCCCCCAGCACACGGAGCCAACAGGAAGGAGCAATTTCATGGGCTACTCCCGATCCGGCCCGCACCGCGCTGCACGCCTGCTGGCGTTACGCGAGATGCTCTTCGTTCGTGCCTACACCGCAGCGGAGCTGGCGGATCGCCTTGGGGTCAGCCAACGCACTATCTATCGCGATCTGGTGGATTTGCAGCTTTGGCCCCTCAATATAGCCCTCATGCGTTGCGACGGGCGCTGGCGCGCGTTCGATCCTCGCCAGAATTGACGCAGATTGTCACGGCCATCTGTTAGACTGGTCCATGACAGGGCCAGTCTTTTTCATGGGCGAGGTGGATAATGGGCAGACGAACCTATAGCAATGAGCAAAGGGCGCAGGTCATCGCCGCGCTCTTGGCCGGCCAGTCGGTGCGTGAGGTGGCCAGGGAATATCAGATCCCCCGAAGCACAGTTGGCAAATGGTCAGCCACCATGGATCGGCCAACGATAGACGAAAAGGACGCAAAAAAGCAAATCGGCGACCTCATTCTTGAGTATCTTCGTGAAGTTTTGATTACGTTGGTGGCGCAGCAGGAGGTATTCCGGGATGCCACGTGGCTACGTCAGCAACCAGCCTCAGAGGCTGCAGTATTACACGGGGTGCTTACCGATAAGGCAATTCGACTTCTCGAAGCGATGGCGCCAGACGGGGGCGAAGACGACAGCCACGCTGCCAACGTTTGACGCCTGGCTGCCGCAGGTCAGCCCGCATCTGATCTGGGACTGGCCGCACCTGGTGCACACACAGCGCCATCTGGAAGCGGTGACCTCTGGCGAGGTCACGCGGTTGATGGTTTTTGAGCCTCCACGGCATGGTAAGAGCGAGATGGTGACCATCCACTATCCGGCCTACCGGCTGGAGGAGGACCCGACGCTACAGGTGATCGTGGGCAGTTACAATGAGACGCTCGCTGCGCGGTTCAGCCGGCGCGCTCGGCGTATCGCCGAATCGCGCCTGTCGCTATCGCGGGAGCGGCAGGCGGCGGTGGACTGGGAGACCGAGCAGGGCGGTGGCCTGCGGGCCGTGGGCGTGGGCGGCGGCATTACCGGCCACGGTGGCCAGCTGATCATCGTGGACGACCCCGTCAAAAACAGGGAGGAGGCTGACAGCGCCACCTATCGAGAGCGTGTCTGGGACTGGTGGCGCGATGATCTATACACGCGGTTGGAGCCAGGCGGAGCCATCATCCTGATCATGACGCGGTGGCACCAGGATGACCTGGCCGGGCGCATCCTCGCCAGCGAAGAGGGGCCGAGCTGGACGGTGGTGCGACTGCCGGCCCTGGCCGAAGCCGATGACCCATTGGGGCGGCAGGTGGGCGAGGCTCTCTGCCCGCAGCGATACGATGTGACTGCGCTCGAGCGCATCCGGCTGGTGCTCGGAGAGCAATCATTCGCCGCGCTCTACCAGCAGCGCCCCATGCCGGCAGAGGGCGGCATGTTCAGGGCCTCCTGGTTTACGCAGCGCCTCGCCGCGCCAGATCTGCCCCCTATGGCTGCGCTGGTGCGTTATTGGGACAAGGCGGCCAGCGCAGGGCGTGGTGACTACACCGTCGGCGTGCTCATGGGACGCGCCGCCGATGGGCGATTTGTGGTGCTGGACGTGACACGTGGTCGCTGGGAGACGTTCGAAAGAGAGAGGGTGATCGTCTCTACCGCAGCGCGCGATCGGGAGAGATGGGGTGACGTGGCGATCTGGCTGGAGCAGGAGCCTGGTTCCGGCGGTGCGGATAGCGCCCGCGCCACGATCCGCGCCCTGGCCGGCTATGCGGCGCGTGCCGAGACGGCCACAGGGCAGAAGACGGCCCGGGCCGAGCCCTTCGCCGCCCAGGCCGGTGCTGGGAACGTGTCTCTGTTGCGCGGCGCATGGAATGATCCCTGGGTGGACGAGCTATGCGTGTTCCCACACGGGGAGCACGACGATCAGGTGGATGCGACCAGTGGGGCCTTCAACCGGCTGGCTGGCCGGCTGGGTGGCGTAGAGTACATGCCTAGTATCTACTAGGAGGCAGTATGGGCGTGATTGGCGACCAGCTATGGTGGAGCCGGGTGTCGGCAGAGGAGCAGGCGCGGCTG